GTCTATTTCGGAACTTGTTGAAGATGTACAATTAGTAAAAAGTACAATTATGAGACAGTTGTTGGATAATATGTATCTAACAAATAATAACCGAGTTGCAGTTATGGATGGTCAAGTTAATATAGATGACCTATTAACTAATAGACCTGGTGGAATAGTAAGAACAAAACAACCACCACAATCAGTCATACAACCTATGGCTAGTCAGCCATTGAATCAAGCAGCTATGCCATTGCTTGAGTATTTAGATACAGTCAGAGAACAAAGAACTGGTATTACAAGATACTCACAAGGAATGGATGCCGATTCATTAAACAAAACTGCAAGTGGTCTTAATCAAATATTGACACAAGCTCAAATGAGAGTTGAATTAATATGCAGAGTATTTGCTGAAACAGGTGTTAAACAATTATTTAATAAAATATTAGAAGTAGTTACTAAATACGAAACTAAAGAAAAGATTATTCGTGTAAATGAACAATATGTAACTATGATGCCTATGGAATGGGCAAACAAATGTAATGTTGAAATACAAGTTGGTCTTGGTACTGGTAGTAAAGATCAAGAACTTGCTATTCTTAATGTTATATTAGAAAGACAAATACAAGCTATTAACTTACAGAAGTCAGCTGCTGGACCAATGGTCAATCTTAGAAATGTACACAATACATTAACTAAATTGGTAGAAGCTGCTGGATTAAGAAATGTTGAAACATACTTTACTGATCCAGTTGTTGGTGCTGCACAAATGCCACCTCCACTACCACCACAGCCAACTGAATTTGAAAAAGTTACACTTGCACAAGTACAAGGTGAAAACCAACGTAAGATTCTTGATACTCAAATTAAAGAAAAAGAACTTGAGTTAAAAACACAAGAAATGATGTTAAATATGGAAGTGAGACTAAAAGAGTTAGAAGCCAAATACCAAATGAGTATTGATTCTAATGAAATTAAAAAAGAGATTGCAAACATACCTAAAAAAGATAATATTGCGAAAGTAGGAGATCTTGGACAAGAAACAGTAAGACAGCAACAGCAGTTTTTTGATCCTAAAAATCAATGACAGACGCAATAAAATTAAACAAAGAAGTCACAAAAGGTAAAAAAGCCGAAACCATATTAGAGGATGAACTTTTTAAAGAAGCTATTGGTGCTTTAAAAGTTAATTATATGAATCAAATCATAAACACATCCTACAAAGATTCAGATGGCAGAACTGCCATATGGATAGCCATTCATCAGTTAGATAAGGTACATAACCACCTGACTGAATTAATGAATACTGGCAAACTAGCCTCTAAACAATTAGAGGAAATCAAAAAACCAAAATAGGAGGACATTTATGTCTGATGCTGAAAAGCAGCCAACCACAGTTAGTGGAGCTGCACAAACAATCAGCGGTTTACTGAACCCTACAGCGGATACTCAGGAAACTGCACCTGCTACTGAACCAGTAGTTGAAGAAACAAGGCAAACTGAGGAGACATTAGCTCCCAGTGACCTTCCAAACAAAAACTTGTCAGAAGAAGAAACCCAAGAAGATATTCCCCAGGAAGAAGAATCTACTGAGGATATTGTAGAAGAAGTTCAGGAACCTATATTCCCTGTTACAATTAACGGACAAAAATATGAGGTCAACCAAGAGGAACTAATTAACGGATATCAACGACAAGCTGATTACTCTCGTAAAACCGAAGAATTATCTATTGAAAGAAAACAACAAGAAGATCAAATTCGTAGGGAACGAGAAGCCCTTCAATCTCAATTGGCTAATATTTCTACTTTAGAACAATCTTTGAGATCACAATTAGATACAGAAATGGCATCTATTGATTTCGATAAGATGTATGAAGAAGATCCTTCTGGAGCTGCAAGATTACAATATCAAATGCAGAAAAGACAAAGGGATCTAGAAGCTACTAGACAACAACTACAACAATCTCAGCAAGAAGAATATCAAAAGTATATTCAAGAACAAGAGAAACAAATGTATCTCAAAATGCCTGAGATGAAAGATCCTGAAAAGGCATCAACTGTTAGAACAGATATGAAAAGATATCTTACTGAGACAGGCTATTCTCAAGCAGAGGTAGCTAACCTTACAGATCATAGAATGCTATTGATACTTAAAGATGCTATGGCATATAGAAAGTTACAAGCTACAAAGCCTGGACTTGCTAAGAAAGTATCAAATGCACCTAAAGTAGTTAAATCTGGTACAGCTAAAACTAAAAGTGAAAAGTTCGCCATTAAAAGAAATGAAGGTATCAAACGCTTGAAGAAAAGTGGATCTCTTAGAGATGCTGCTGCTATCTTTAGGCAAAATCTTAAATAACTTTTAAACTAAGGAGAACATTATGGCTCAACCATCAAATATGTTTGATACATATGATACTGTAGGTTTGAGAGAAGATCTTGCTGATGTTATTTACAATATTTCACCAGAAGATACTCCAATCCTATCTGCCATTCCTCGTGCAAAAGCTACAAGCACAAAACACGAATGGCAAACTGATACACTAGCTGATGCAGCTGCAAACGCTGTAATCGAAGGTGATGACGCTACTACTGATGCAGTTGCTGCATCTGCTAGAGTGCATAACTTTACACAGATCATGGATAAAGTGATCTTATTGTCAGGAACACAATTTGCTGTAGATGCAGCAGGTCGTGCTGACGAAATGGCGTATCAGATCGCAAAAAAATCGAAAGAGTTAAAGAAAGACATGGAATTTGCTCTTATTAAAGAGAATATTTCTGTAGCTGGTGACGCATCAACTGCTCGTGAACTAGGTTCAATCTCTACATGGATTGCAACTAACGGTTCTGCTGGAGCAAGTGGTGGTGCTTTATCTGCTGGATTTAACTCTGCAACTGGTCTTACTAGAGCTACTACAGGCGGAACTGATAGAGATCTTACAGAAGCAATTCTGAAAGCTGCTATCAAACAAGTCTATGAGTCTGGTGGAGATCTAGATATGTTTGTTGTACCACCAAGTGTAAAACAAACTGTATCTACATTTAATGCTAATACTACTAGATTTGGACAAGCTGGAGACAGAGTAGAATATGCTGCTATTGATGTATATTCATCTGACTTTGGTGACATTCAAATGGTACCAAACAGAATCATGGCTCTTACTAATGAGAAAATGTGTTTCTTATTACAAAGAGATATGATGGCTGCTGCTTACCTTAGAGATTTTAGCATGAATGAACTTGCTAAAACAGGTGACTCTGAGAGAGTACAACTCTTAGTTGAGTGGACTCTTGAAATGAGAAACGAAAAAGCACACGGTATCTTACTAGATATCAACCAATAATCTAAGTGAGGGAGCTTCGGCTCCCTCTTTAGAATCATTCTAAGGAGCAAAAATGTATTACAAATTAACAGGAACTGTACAGAAAGTAGACTACACAGCTACTGCCGCTAACAGCTCGGCTATTTCTGATGAAGTTAGACTTGTCAGATTATATGCAACAAGTGATTGTCATATATCAATCAGCAATCCTGCTGTGACTGCTACAACATCTATGACGCCATTGGCTGCAAAAGATTATGAATATTATAAAGTATCGCCAGGCAATATTATATCTGTTGTAAGAAACTCATCAAATGGTTCATTATTTATATCAGAATTAACGGAGTAAATTATGACAACAAAACATTATAACCCAAACTATAAAGTTGGAACAACACAAGCTTTAGGTATTACTGGATCATCTGCTGCTACAGCAAATGGACATGGTTCAGATATTAGAGATGTAAGAATAGTATGCACAGTTGATGCATATGTAGAGTTTGGTAGCAACCCAACTGCAACTACAAATAGTTTAATTATTCCTGCATTTACACCTGAACACTTTAAAGTTCAACCAGGTGATAAAGTAGCTTTTTTACTTGTTGGATCAACTACTGGTCAAGCAAGAGTTACGGAGCTTACACAATAATGACTGTTTGGGTAAGACGACACTCTATAAGAGGACAGGATAGATATAGAGATAGAAGAACTGATATAGATTTAGAGTATATTGACAATCAAGATGGAACTTCATTATTACAAGAAGATGGTCATAACTTAATGTTTGAACAAGCTATTGGTCCAGTATTTAGTGGTGATGCAATAGAAAACTAATGGCTAAAAAATGGAAGGGTGTAGAAGTACATGAACGCATACCCAAAAGAACTTCCATTGGAAACCCTAAAAGGACAAAATTAAAATTATCTAGTATGAATAAACATAAAAGATTAAATAGAGGATTATAATGACAGATAAGAAGATTAGTGAATTACCAGAAATAACTACACCAGCTAGTGCTGACATAATACCTGTAGTAGATATAGATGCTAATACTACAAAAAAAATTACAGCTGCAAATTTAAGTTCATTTATTAACGCTTCATTTCCTGAAGAAACAATTAGAGATACTATAGGCGCAATGCTTACTGGTAATACTGAAACAGATATTACAGTTACACATGATGATGCTAATGACAAAATAAATTTTGTAGTAAGTGTATCTGCTGGTAATCTACCATCATCAATAGATGCGGCTAAGATAGCAAATGGTAATGTAAGTAATGCTGAATTTGAAACACTTGATGGTGTTACTTCTGGTATTCAATCTCAAATAGATACAAAATTAGCAAAAGGTGGAGACACTATGACTGGTGTTTTAGCTATGGGAAACAATGCTATTACTACTTCATCAACAGTAGATGGTAGAGATCTAGGAACAGATGGATCAAAATTAGATGGTATTGAAGCAGGTGCAACAGCAGATCAGACTGCTAGTGAAATAAGAACTCTTGTTGAATCTGCGACTGACTCAAATGTATTTACTGATGCTGACCATACAAAATTAAATGCTATTGAAGCATCAGCAACTGCTGACCAGACAGATGCTGAAATAAGAGCTGCTGTAGAAGCTGCTAGTGATTCTAATGTTTTTACAGACGCTGATCATACTAAATTAGACGGAATAGAAGCCAATGCAGATGTGACTGATGCTACAAATGTAACTGCTGCTGGAGCTTTGATGGATAGTGAATTAGCAGATGTAGCTGCTGTTAAAGGAATAAACCAAGCTCTTACTACAACTAGTTCACCAACATTTGCTGGTATTACAGGACCTTTAACTGGTAATGCAAGTACAGCATCTGCTTTGGGAACAGCTAGAACAATAAATTTAGGTGGTGAAGTAACTGGTTCTGCTAGCTTTGATGGATCACAAGATATTACAATAACAGGAACAATAGCTGCAAACTCAGTTGGTATCAATGAATTAGCATTGAATGACGGTTCAAACGGTCAGTTTATACAAACAGATGGTGCTGGAACTATTAGTTTTGCTAGTGCTATTGGATCATCAGTTATTAATAACTCTGCTGCCAATAGAATTACAACTGTAAATGCAAATACTACAGACTTTGATGCTGAGTCTAATTTAACATTTGATGGATCTACATTAGCATTAACTGGTGACATGACTGTATCAGGAACTGTTGATGGAGCTGATGTTGCTGCAATGTCTACTAAATTAAGTGGAATAGAGGCTTCTGCTACTGCCGATCAAACTGATGCAGAAATTAGAGCTGCGGTTGAGGCTGCAACAGATAGTAATGTCTTTACAGATGCAGATCATACTAAACTAAATGGTATTGAAACTTCTGCTACAGCAGACCAAACAGCATCTGAAATTAGAACATTAGTAGATTCTGCTACAGATTCTAATGTATTTACTGATGCATTGTTAACAAAACTCAATGGTATTGAGACAGCTGCTGATGTGACTGATGCAACTAATGTTGATGCAGCAGGAGCAATAATGAACTCTGACCTTGGAACAAAAGGTCAAATAGTTGTTGGTGATGGAACAGGTGATCCTACGATATTATCTGTTGGTACTGATGGACATTATCTAAAAGCTGACAGTAGTGCAGCATCAGGTGTTGCTTGGGCTTCCATACCTGCTGCTTTGCCTATAGCTGGTGGTACAATGACAGGCGACATTTCTCACGCCTCCGATTTTGCTTTAGAT